CAGCTTCGACCGAAGGTACGTACCTACCAAAACGGGAAAACACTTCCGCAGCGAAACCCTGCTCAAAGCATGGGGAAAGGGATTCATCGACATCGAGGACATGACCTGGTCGAATGCCAACTACGTGGCCGGCTACACAATGAAAAAACTCGCAGCGGAGTACAAGCAACTCCGGGCCGGCGGCCTGGTCGACCGGTCGACCTGGTCGGCACCGGACCCGGAAACAGGAGAAGTCCACCAGGTGGAAGCGCAATTCGCGCTCATGAGCCGAGGAGTAAAGAACAAAGGCGGCCTGGGATGGGAATGGTTCCAGAGATTCTGGACCGACGTCTACCCATCAGACGAAGTCATCCTGCAAGGCAAGAAATACCGGCCGCCCCACTACTACGACTACCTACTCAAAAAACAACAACCTGGACTCTACGCCGAGATCCAGATCAAACGGCAAGAAGCAGCCGAAAAGGCAATCGCTCGAGATCGAAAACTCGGCCGCGATCCCGACGAGCGAAAAACCTGCCACGAGGAAATCCTAAGACGGCGGCAGCTCCGGGACGACGATATCCGGCTGCTGTAGTTCCACGCACCGCGTCGAATCAGGCTGAATCCGGCAATAAAGCTCGAGCTCCGGCACGGATTCACAACCTACAAGCAACAAAACCGCCAACATGGCGAAAACGATCATGATTTGTATCCTCTCAAAACCCGGAGGAAACATGATCTACCAGCTCTACGCAATCTTGGACTCGAAATCGGAGGTCTACGACCTCCCGATGTACTTCCGCACCGACGCAGAGGCGTGTCGAGCATTCGGCACCGCCGTACACGACCAGGAACACCGCTTCGGAAAGCATCCCGAAGACTATTCCATGTGGCGAGTCGGAAGCTTCGACCAAACAACCGGAAGACTCACACCACGCGACCCGGTCAACGTATCCATGGGGATCGACCAGGTCTTCGAAGCAAGGAACGCAAATGGCCAAGACACGATCGCGCCGTAGAGGAACATCAGACAAGCAAAGTCGCTTCGCGACAATCCCGGAGGCGCGCATCCCGCGCTCTGCGTTCAACCGCAGCTTCAATATCAAAACGACTTTCGACGAGGGATACCTCATTCCCGTCTTCGTCGACGAAGCACTCCCGGGCGACACCATGGCGGTGAACACCGCATCATTCTGCCGAATGGCAACACCACTCAAATACCCGATGATGGATTCACTCCATCTCGATCTCTTCTTCTTCTCCATACCCAACCGCCTGGTCTGGGAAAATTGGCAACGCTTCATGGGAGAGAAGGACAATCCCGACGATACGACCACGTACCTGATTCCACAGGTCACAACGACAACGGGATGGGACGAGGAAACCCTCTACGACTATCTTGGGTTCCCGATCAACACACAAAGACCCGCATCAGCGCTATTCCCAAGGGCCTACGGCCTCGTATGGAATGAGTGGTTTCGCGACCAAAATCTCCAAGACTCCACCGTCCTCAGCTTCGACGACGGACCGGACCTCGAGATCGAACACCAACTCAAGAAACGCGGCAAACGCCACGACTACTTCACCAGCTCACTACCGTTCCCGCAGAAAGGCGACAGCGTCAACCTACCGCTCGGAACCGACGCACCACTGGTCGGAAAAGCAACGGTCCTCGGCTCATCCGCAAACGGACCACAATACAAATGGAGCGGCTCGACCGACGAAACGAAATTCGAGTTCGGAGGAGAAGACCAACCCGCGGTCCAGGCGGACAACCTCACCGGAAACGAGGGAGGCGAACAACTACTCTGGGGAAATCCATACCTCTACGCCGACCTGGCCGACACTTGGTCAGGCACAGCACCCCACGCGGACCTAACAAGCGCAACAGCCGCAACCATCAACGAAATCCGCCAAGCATTCCAAATGCAAAAACTCCTTGAACGGGACGCAAGGGGCGGGACCAGGTACGTGGAAATCCTACGTACACACTTCGGTGTCACCAGCGCAGACGCACGCCATATGCGGCCTGAATATTTAGGGGGGGGACACACCCAGATCATGGTCAATCCGGTCGCACAAACCTCCGAAACCACAGCAGAGAGCCCGATCGGAGAACTCGCCGCATACGCAACCGGATCATCCGTAGGACGCGGATTTAACAAATCGTTCACCGAACACTGCATCGTGTTGGGCCTCGTATGCGTACGAGCGGACCTCAACTACCAAGAGGGAATGCCCAGAATGTTCGAGCGAAGAGAACGGGAAGAGTTCTACTTTCCCGCGTTCGCACATCTGGGGGAACAAACCGTACTAAACGCCGAAATCTACGTGGACGACAGTTCGGAAGACGACGAAGCATGGGGGTATCAAGAACGCTGGGCCGAATACCGCTACAAGCCGAGCGTAATCACCGGAGCATTCAGAAGCACACACTCAACACCACTCGACGCATGGCACCTGGCGCAGCACTTCGACACGACCAGGCCAGCACTGAACGACACATTCATTCAAGAGGCGCCGCCGGTAGACCGCATCGTCGCAGTCACAGACGAACCTCACTTCCTCCTTGATATGTTCTTCCAGTTCAAACACGTGCGACCGATGCCCACCTACTCGGTGCCCGGTCTGATCGACCACTTCTAATGGCATTCGAAGGCGCGGGTTCAGCAGCAGTCGGAGGAGTCTTCGACCTGGCCGGAGCCGGCGTCCAATACGCCGCATCCAAAGACCTGATGAAGTACCAGGCGAAGCTGAACCAGAAGCTGCGCCGACAGGCATATCAAGACCAGACATACTCACTTCGGGAAGCTGGCCTCAATCCCATTCTGGCCGCTTCCGGGGGGTTCGGCGGGGGAGGTGGATCCGCCTCCGTCGGACTTGCTCAAGCACCGAACCTATCGGGGATCGGATCGAGAAACGTCGCAGCAGGAGCAGCAGCCTCATCGGCAAAATCAAAAGCAGTAGAAGCACAAACCAGGCAAGACCTGGCTCGAGTGCAAGTCAACCTACTGAAAGCACAAACCGAAACAGAACGTTTCAAACAAGCAGCGAACAACGCCGACGTACTCCACAAGCAAAGCCAAGCAGCGCTCAACTGGGCCACACTCCCAGGAGTCACCGAAGAAAACAGAACACGAGCCGAACGAGCTACAGGAGTCACAGGCGCACTCACAGGCACCAGCTTCGGATTCATTCCCGGAATTGAGGCATCTCTCTATCGCGGATGGGACGCCGCGAGCAAATTCTGGGAACAGACCGAAGAAGAACGACGACGCCGTAGCAGAGCATCAGGCCGCAAACCAACTCAGCGCCGACAACCTGACAAAAGACGACCAACACAACGACCTGGCGGCAGATTCCAAAGAAGGAGATAACCATGGCAGTCAGACCTCGCTCAGAACGCACCAAAGTAACGCGAGACTGCGGACCGGAGCGGCGCACCAAACAGGCCTTTGCCGCAGAGTGCGACATCATGAACATGATTCGGACGTACCAGTCCAGGGGAGTAGTGCCCGCAATCAATCCGAGGGAACCGCTGTACGGAGACTTCACGGGCACACCGGACCTGGCCACGATCCTGAACAAAGCGCACGAGATCCAAGAGAACTTCAAGGCGCTCCCGGCATACGTCCGGGACGCAGCGCAGCACGATCCCGTCGAGTTCATGGCCATGTTCGACGATGTGGACGGAAGAGAGATTCTCATCGAAGCCGGCGCCAACGTGGAGCATCATCCAGACTGGATCGCTCCAGAAGAACCGGAACCAGCAGGGCCGGACCCTCAGCTCGAGCCGGAGCCAGAACCGTCTCCTGAGCCATCCTAGGGCGCCAGGGAATGGGTGTCAGTTGTACATGAGGGGGTCAAGTGGAGGACATGAAAACGGGCCTCTTCGAGTCCCGTAGCTGAGGGGAAAGTCCCATCAACGGCAGGCCAAGTCCCCATGGGACGCCAGCGAGGAAACAGCAATGAAAAAGCGAAAGCGAATGAGCCGCAAAGCGAGCAAGCGCAACTTCCGCAGCGGTAACAGAACCAAGAAGATCAACCTTCGACAGCGGCCAATGAGGGGCGGCTTCAGGCTTTGAAATGGGCTGCAACAAGCCCATACCGGCGTGGCGGCAGGGGATTGGCCGACCCACGTTGGGGCGCACCATCAGATCCGACGTGCAACTACTGGAACTCGGATGCGGACAATGTCTGGGATGCAGAATCCGCAAAAAAAGAGACTGGTCTATTCGAGCAATGCACACAGCGCAGTGTGTCGACCAGGCGTGCTTCATCACGCTGACCTACAGCGACGAGCACATGCCCGAGAACAGATCACTCAACAAACGTGAGTTCCAGCTCTTCACCAAGAGACTGAGAAAGACACTCGACCGCAAGATCCAATTCCTGGCCTGCGGCGAGTACGGACCGAAGACCTTCAGACCGCATTACCATGCGCTCATTTTCGGCGACGACTTCAGCTTCGACCGAAGGTACGTACCTACCAAAACGGGAAAACACTTCCGCAGCGAAACCCTGCTCAAAGCATGGGGAA